TAAAGTTTGCTGCTAAACATAATTATCGTATGATTGCTAGAATAAAAATATTCGGAAGATTTCTGTTTAAGCTTTTGTGTAACGCATCGTTTTTTGGAACGAAGAGAAAGAAGTGACATGAATATTTTTAAGTCTGGATATTTATGAAACCATTTGGACAAATATACGCAATTGTCGATCCGTTTTGTGAACAGCTTGGTGGTCGTGTCCAATATATCGGAAAACATAAGTTATGCAAAAACGAAGTAATTCTTCAAGAATCACTCGAAAAATATCTCGCTATGAATATAAAGCGAGCAAAAAGAGAGAAGTTTAAAGAGTCAAAAAGACCATATTTTCTTTATTTAAGAAATGAAATAAGAGATTGTTTCGGAACAATTTATGAGAAACCAAAGATCGAACAAGTTGAAGTTTGTTATTCAGAATCTGAACTTAATCAAAGAGAAGAGCATTGGCGCCTTTTCTTTAAAGGATTTTATCCAAACTTGTTAAATATAGCTCATGGTGGAGCTGGAGGTTGGTCTGAAATACCATGGAATAAAGGTCTCACAAAAGAAATTGATGATAGAGTAGCGTCATACGCAATAAAAGACAGCGAGGCGCTGAAGGGTAATAAACATGCTTTAGGACATGTTGTATCTGAAGCATCAAGAAAAACGATGAGTAATTCTCACATAGGTCGAGTTCCTTGGAATAAAGGGCTTACAAAAGAAACAGATATTCGGCTTGAGAAAGCTGGTAGGAATCAAAGCAAAATAAGACAAGAAAATAAAGAGAAGTATAGTGGAGAAAACAGTCCGTTCTTTGGAAAACATCATTCTGAAGAAACAAAACAGAAGATAAGTAAAAAAAATGTTGGGAATAAAAATGCTTTAGGTCGTATCGTATCGCAAGAATCAAGAATAGCGATGAGCAATGCTCAGAAGGGAAAGAAACTTACAGAAGAACATCGCAAAAATATTGGTAACGGTCAAAGAGGAAAGAAAAGAACAGAAGACGCAAAAAGAAACATGAGTATTGCTGCAAAGAATAGAGAAAGAATAAAAAGAGAAAGAAAAAATGAGTAAATTATTAAAAAGCCCCATATTTTGGATTTGTTGTGTTTTTGTTGGCGTAATTATATTTGGTACTATTTTTTATTCGTGCAAGATTGACTCGCTTAAAGAAAATAATAATAAGTTACTTCAGCAGCTTTTGGTTTCATCTGACTATCAAGCGCAAAAGTTAAGCGATACTGTTTCAGGAATAAAAACATTAGAGACAAATCAAATATCAGCTGATATTATATCAGAAGAGCTTCAGAAAGTTTTGAACCAAAGTAATCTTTCAGCAATTTATGCTTCTCAAATCCAGCTTCAGGCTTCAATTTCAAAAGTTCTCGACGGACAAGCTGGAGCAACAACTGCAATTCCTCGACCTTCAACAGCAGGAACAACAAATCCCTCGACGACAACGATTATAGTGAGAGATGATAATCATGACAATAATTCCAACCCTGTCAGCAATCCTAGCAATTGTTCTGTTCCTTCTAACAATCAACCTACGACCGAAAATATAAGTGCTTGCAATCAGTGTCTTTCAAACAATATTATAAGAGTACCATTTGAAGATCATAGTGACCCTTTATTATCTATAGCTGGATATACAGAAAGCGGCCCTGCAATAAATGCAAATGGAACATATCATTTAGAAATCAAATGGCTTCAAGATATTCTTTTAAGTATTGCTCTTGCACAGGACGAATCTGGAGCTTGGACAACTTTAATAGATTCTAATTCACCAAATATCGATATTTCTAGAATACGTTCTGAAATAACAATTGAACCGTTTGAGCGAAAGTGGTATCAGAATGTGACTTTGGGGCTTGGATTAGGGTTCGGAAAATCTGGAATTCTGCTTAATGGTGCTCTTGGGTATCGAATTGATAATAATTTTGCTTTGGCTGGAAATTGGTGGTACATTATGCCATTTAGCGGCGAAATATCAGACTATAATTCGAATGCTTTTTATGGAGCGTCACTGACGATGAATTTATGATTAAGGAGAAGTCATGTCATTAGAAGATAGAGTACCATATTTCTGTCCGAATATTATTCAAGAGAAAGATAAAGATGGAAATCTCGTAGAGAGAAAATGCGGGAAGATCTTGCGTCCTTTCGATGTCAAAGCATGGGAGAAAACTGGTCTTTGTCTTGATTGTCTTTCAGATCTTGAGGATCACATTAAGATTACCAACGCTCCAGAACTCAATGAAGAGTATAAAAAGAAGATTTTAGAAGCATATACAGAAATTCAGCGAGAAAATGAAGGTAAAGGTTTTCAAGTATATAAATGAGAGTATATTTATATTGAATTATGGAGACAAATAATGACTGAAGAGAAATTTAAAGACGAAAGCAATCATTTAGATAATGCTCTTAATAAGAGAGACAAAATTGCGAATGCTTTCAATATGATAGAGAAAACTTCTCCCTCTATCGGATTTGGTATTCAATTCTTCGATGAATCATCTTTTTCGATTTATTGTGCTTCATATGAAAATTTCCTTGACCAGTCTGAAAGAAAAACGAGGGCTCTTGCTGAAGCTTCTTCGAATGTCGATGGTCTCATTAAGAAACTGAAAGATAACTATAAGAAAACTAATAACGAAGTACTCAAAGTGAAGGTTGTCGCTGAGAATTCAGACGTAGAAAAAATTAGCCTCAATTCTCGTTATAAGCTCACTTATAAGAAAGTATTCGCCGTCGAAGAATAATTTTCTTCCTAAAACTTCTCTAAAAACATATTTATACTGATATGTCTGATCCAAAACATAGCTCTATTGGTTTGTCTAAGGAATATGTAAAATCTGAAATTATAAAATGTGCCGAAAATTGCGAGTATTTTTTAGAACAGTACGGGTTTATACGCTCAGAATCTGAAGGAATTATAAAGTTCCCTCTCTTTGACTACCAAAGAGAAGTTCTTAAAGAACTCGAAGAAAATCGATATCTCGCAATACTCAAAAGTAGACAAATTGGTATCTCAACAGTAATTGCTGGATTCATTGCTTGGTTCATACTTTTTCACAAACAGCGCCACGTTTTCATTATGGCGACGAAGAGAGAAAAAGCAACGATTTCATTTGATATGGTGAAAACGTTCGTTGTTGAATGTCCTGACTGGCTGAAATTATATTCTGTTACAAAAAATAACATGTTCAAGTTCGAGCTATCGAATGGTTCTTGGGTGAAGGCAAGCGCGACAAGTCCGGACGTCGGTGTTGGTGAAGCAGCTTCTCTATTCTTCATTGATGAAGCAGCTCTAATTGAAAAACTTCGAGAACATTGGACGGGACTATTTCCGACTCTTGCAACTGGTGGTCGGTGTGTCATGGCTTCAACACCAAGAGGTGTCGGAAATAAGTTTTGGGAAATTGTTACAGAAGCAAGAAATCACGATAATGAATTTAAGGTTCTAGAATATCCCTGGACAAGACGTTTTTCGAAAGAATGGTTCGAGAAAGAAAAAGTAGGAAGAACAGCAAGAGAAATCGCTCAAGAATATGAATGCAAGTTCCTTGAATCTGGTAATACATTCCTCGATTCTGATTCATTCGACATCATTGAAAAAAATATAACAGAACCAATGATTATCGAAAAAGATTTATGGGTATGGAGAAGACCAGAACACGGTTCGAGATATCTAATCGGAGCTGATGTTGCAAGGGGAGACGGTGTCGATTATTCTGCTTTCAATGTTTTAGATATCGAAACTTGTGAAGTCGTTGCAGAATATCGCGGAAAGATGAAAACAAATGAATTTGGTCATTATCTCGTTGATGTCGCAAAAAAATATAATGATGCGATTATCGCTCCAGAAGCGAACTCTTTTGGCGACTCTGTTGTTCAAAGCATAATCGAAGATCAATATGAAAACTTATATTTTTCAGCGAGAGGGGGATTTCAAGGATATACAACAATCTGGGAATCAAAGAGCGATAGAAATGCGCGACCCGGTTTCAACACTACAGCGACTTCGCGCCCTCTCATGCTTCAAAAACTCGAAGAATATATTCGGACGAAGAAACTTACTACACATTCGAAAAGGCTATATGACGAACTTACAACGTTCATATGGAAAAATCAAAGACCAGAGGCAATGAGAGGAAGTTGTGACGATATCATCATGTCTCTAGCAATTTGTATTTTTATCAAAGATATAATCTTCAAAGACATAAATAAGAAAATGACAGATATCAACGTTCTTGCATCTGGCTTTATATCTTCAAGGACTTCGTTTGATGCAATAAAAAACAATAAAAAAACAGAAGAAGATACGATAAATCAACTTGCGATGATGATCAGTCGGCACTAATAAAACATTGAAATTACTATATGATAGAATAATGACGAATAGGTAGGAAAAATGGCAGAAGATAAAGGCCCAAAATTTAAAAACGATTCTACATTTTCGAAATTATGGCATCTTATGCGAAGAGGTTCTCTCGTTGCGACTCGTATTAAGCCGTCATTTGATACTAAAGAAGAAGTCACTTCTTATTCGCGCGACTTCGGTCTTCAGAGAAGTAAGCTCCAAATTTCTCAATGGTGGGGCGACGGATCGAATGCTAATTTTGATACAAATAGACTTGCTCGCTACACCGAGTACTGCAGGATGGAGTCTGTTCCAGAGATCCAGAGCGCTCTGAATCTCGTTGCAGATGAAGCAACGTCGAGATCAGAAGATGGTAAAGTTTTATTCGTTGAATCGGATAATGAGAAAATAAAGTCGATACTCGA